ACCGTGTGCGCGACCAGCGGCCCGTTGGCCTGGATGTAGTTGAGGAAACTGGAGAACCCGCCGTTGGCGGCCTCGTTCCCCCATTTCGTCAGGTCCTGACCCCACCGGACCAGATCCGCGTCGATGGTCTGGAGCTCGGGGGCGAACCCTTCCGCGAATCCGGACCAGGCGTGCCCGAGACCGCCGAGGAGATGCCCGAAACTGGTGATGGCGGCGCCGCCCTCCCCGGCGATGAACTGCGAGAACTGGCGCAGGTACGGCGACCCCAGCGAGGCGGACATGTTCTGCTCGAGGCCTTGCAACGCCAGCGACGCCGACGCGACCGACGGGGTGAGGAACTGGAATACCGATGGCAGAAGCGAGACGGCGTTGACGATGACCGGGTCCACGAACGCGGCGGTCGCCAGCTGCCAGTTGGTGAGCAGCCCGTGGATCTGGTTGCCGACCGTCGCCAAATCCCCCTCGGCCGCCAACGCGAACGCTCCGAGACCGAGCCCGGCCGCCGACGCCGCGTTCACCAAACCGATCAGCCCCGACGCACCGACCGCACCGACGGTCCCAAGCGCCGGGATCAACGGCAGCACCGACCCGAGCAGGCCGCCGCCGCCGCCGGCCGCGCCCCCACCACCCAACGACGCCCCGGCCTTGTCCGCGTCCGCGCCAACCGACTGCAACTTCGAGTCCAACCCGTCCAGGTCGCCCTGCAGCCGCTGCAGGTCACGGTCGTCGACCTTCGGCCGCAACGTCTCGTTGCTGAGCGAGTCGAGGGCAGCCTGCAGGTCGGTGATGTCTTTGCGGGCCTGCCCGGACGTGCCGATCTTGATCGTCGCCGCTTTCGTTTGCAGCTCGTCGATCTCCGCCCGCAGCTCCGCCAACTTGACCTGGGCGTCGGTGTCGTCGACGCGGATCGTGGGGTCGGCGGTTTTCGCTCCGACCTCGTCGAAACTGTCCCGGAACGCCTGCAGCTGCCCTTCCGCCGACTCGGGGTCGACCTCGACGCGCGGGCGGGCGGTCTCCGCTCCGAGCTCGTCGAGTTTCCCGCGGGTCTCGTCGATCTTCACGTCCGCTTCGGTGGTGTCGGCGTCGATGCGCACCTTCGCGTCCAGGCCGGAGGTGGCCTCCTCCAGCCCGGAGCGCAGCTCCTCCCGGAACCCGTCAAGATTGGGCTTAATCGACACGTACGCCGTTGCGATGGACTCAGCCACCGTTGCCGCCGATCAGATGGTTGGCGTGGTCGACCCAGTCCGCCAGCTGAGTGATCGACGCCCCAGACAACCCCGGCTCGTCCCCATCATCATCATCGGCGGTGTCGTCGGTCGGGTCTGCGGGCGCGCCAAGGGCCGCCCGCAGCCGGTCCACGGCCGCGGGCGCCACACCGACAGTCAGCGCGGCCCTGTCCGAGTCGCGGGCCTCCTCGACCAGCAGCGCCTCGGCCACGCTCAACATCCCATCCGCGTCATCAGCCGTCGCGGCCCGGGTCAGCCGGCGCGCCGCTTCCGGGGTGTGCCCGGCGAGGACGAGCCTGCCTTCGACGTACCCGCGGTTTTGCGCGGCCCACGAGGCGAGCTCGAGGACCGCACCGTAGGGCGCCGCAACACCTGCTCCGCCAACATCTCCATCAGCTTCCGGACGCGCGGCAGGGTGAGCGGGCAGTCCTGGCGGTGCAACAGGGCCCGGAACGGGGCGACGTCGGCAGGGACGAGAAGGTTGTTGAAGAACTCCTCGACCATCAGCGTCCCGACGCCCATCAGCTGCTCGACGACCAGCGCCGGCAGCTGATCCCTCTCGCGGCACGCCCATTCCCGGCCGTCCAGCCGGAACGTCACCGAAGGCTCCTCCGGCCCGGCGGGGATTTCGACGTCGTCGAGATCGACCAGAGGCTCGATCATGAGGCCATCGCGGCGGGGACGAGCAGCCGGAACGGGTTCACGCCGACGGGCTTCTCCAGCTGGAAGTCGCAGGAGATCGCCGCGATGTTCGCGCCCTTCCGGCGGGTCACCTGGGCTTGGCCGACCTGGAACGTCTGGCGGATCACCAGACGGCCCTGGACCTGGCCGGCGGTGGTCGCCTCGGTGAGCGAATCCCAGCCGAGCATGACCCGGACTTCGGTGCCGATCGTCGGCATCTCCACCCATGACGACCCGTCGGCGTTGGTGCCGTGCGAGCCGGCCAGCTGCGACGTGCCGATCCCCGAGTTGAGCGCGACCATCCAGTTCTGGAAGGTCGTCTCGGCGAGAGCGAACGTAAGATGGCCGTCGTAGGCGGTGATCACGTTCCGGACCGGCCAGTACTCCTCTTCGGGGGTGATCGGGTTCGCGGTCGGCTTGATCGAGAACTGGGAGCCTTGCTCGGTGTAGCCGAGCGCGGTCCATCCTGCGGGCCACGCTCCGGTGACGGAGGTGGGTTCGGTGGTGCCGAGCGGGGCGGCGTAGAGGGTGCCGGCGCCGGAGACAATGTTGAGGCCTGAGTAGGGCATGGGGATTTCTCCTTTGGCTGTCTGGAGTGACGGGGTTGCCTGCCGCGCGGACGCGACGTTCAGCCCGACTGGAAGGTCCGGGCTTGGTTGTCTCCCACTCGCGTGGCCGGATTAGGGGTTACAGGCCTTGGATTTGCCAGCGGGAATCGAGAACGATCCGCGGTGACCCGGTGTCAGGATCCTGCGAGTCGATCTTGTTCATCGCCCGGGCGGACAGCGCCACCGTCGGGCCGCCGCCAGGGTTGAGGAGGGTTCCTGCCGGCATGGTCCACATGACCGACTCGACCGCGATGGCCAACTGGCGGACGGTGGTGTAGTCGAACGAGCCGGGCGCGCCGACGGTCTCGATCGACAGGTCGATCTGCGAGACGTTGGCGTCGCCGCCGTCGCCGATGATCCCGCCGTTCAGCTGGTAGATCCGCAGGATCGGCCACTGTCCCTGTTTCGTCGGGATCCGGAAGAACACCCGGCCACCATGCAGCGGTGTCAGGGTCGGGTGGGTTTTCAGCCACGCTTTCATGTCGGGGAGATAGTCCGGGATGACAACGACGTTCGGGCCGGGCATCAGCTGATCGCCCCGAAGAAGCCGCCGGCCGCCGGGGTCGGCAGCCCCTGCAGCCCGGATTCGACGGCCCGCAGGGCGGGGCGCAGGAACGGCCGTGGAAGCATGTAGCGGGTGCCGAGCTCGAGGTAGAGGGCGTAGTTGACGTCGGAGCCGATGCGGGCCTCGAGGTCGGTGCCGGCGCCGACGACTTCGTGATGGATGGACGACAGGAGGCGGCCGGTGTCGGACGCGGGCGGGAACCCGGGCGCGGATGCCTGGTGGGGCACGCGGCGGCCGCCGCGGCGGAGGCGGCCTTCCCGGTCGCGGTAGAAGCGGGTGGTGTACAGACGCCCGGTGCCGTGGAGGACCAGGAGCCGTTTGGCGGTCGATTCGACGGCTTGGGCTTTGTCCTCCAAGAATTGGTGGGTGGTGCGGGCCAGGAACTCGTCGAGCGCGGCGTCGTCGATTTCGATCGTGGTCACCGGTCACCGGCCTTGTCGGGGATCGGGATCGACGGCGAGCCGGGGTAGTCGACGTAGTGGCAGGCGTCGCCGTCTTGGCACGGGCACATCGGGTCGTTGCCGATGCATGGCGCCGGCCGGTCCGGTTCGTCGTCGACGGGCATCGACGCGAGCACCCCGACGAGCGCCCGGAGGGCCTCGGCGATGGCGATGAGGGCGTGGTTACTGGAGATCTGCCACAGCCGGCCCTCGTCGGGGCTGCCGGGCCGGGCGTTGAGGGCCTCGTCGGCGGCGTGTTTCGCGGCGTCCAGCCAGTCGGCCATCAGGTCGCTCCTTCGACCATCCTGAGCTGTCCTTCGATGAAGTCGAGGCCGACGGCGGTGACCCTGCGGGCCCACAGGCAGATCCAGGTGATTCCGGTGGAATCGGCGACCGTGTCGCCGGCGGCGACGCCGCACGGGTCGCAGCGCAGCCGGGCGGCGTACACGACTTTGTTGCCGCCGGACAGGGTCGCGTCGGCGGTCGGCGGGCTGACCACCGCCCGGACACCGGTAGCGATTGTGGTGGGTGCCGGCTGGCCGGGATCGTACGGGTCGGTGTTCGCCGGCGCCTCCACCCGGGAGACGGTGATCGTGCTCGTGGCCAGCGGGATCACAGGATCCTCCAGGAGTGGCCCTCGTCGAGGTAGCCGTGGAAGTAGATGCCCTCGGGCCCACCGCCGCAGGCGATCGAAGCCCGGATCTCCAGGCTGCCGTCCGGGCATTCCCGGAACGTCCACGGCGGCTCAGCGACCCGGTGCAGCCTGTTGCGGCGTTTCGCCGCCCAATCCGCCCGGTCGGTGGGAGGGTCCGCCCAATGGTCGAATGGGTTGTCGGGGTCGGCGATCGGAAGCAGGAACCAGACGGCCCGGCCGATCTTCTCGCCCGCCGCGTCGACCTCGTCGGTCGGCCCGAAGTAGTCGCCCGGGCGCTGGATCTCGCCGATGTTGCCCACCCGGCGTCCGGTCACAGGTCACCCATCGGTGAACCGGCCGCCTTGAAGGAAGCCGTGGTAGTCGTCGGCCGCGATCGAGCCGGCGCCGGCCGCGCACGTGACACCGTCCTTGTCGACCGTGATATTCGGCGGCTCGCCGTGACGCACCCAGCAGCGATGCACCGTGTCGTCAGGCAGGGCGCAGTTGCTGGCGCGCCCGTCGATCGTCCACTCCGCGCCGTTCGGGCATTTAACTACGAGGCTGCGACCGTCGGGGCCTTTCCACGGGTACCACCAGGCGTCCCACATCGCCCCCGGCGGGGCGTCGCGAATGGTGGTGACAGCGCCGGTATCAGCCCGGCGGTATTGGCTCTCCTGCCAGTTCTGCCACTCGTCCGCCGCGGTGAACAGGTAGTCGCAGCCGTCGCATTTCGCTGGCCACCGCGGATCGTCGTGCGGTGGGTAGGCGAAGTAGGCGCCCCGGATGTAGCCGTCGGCGCCGGTGACGGGCGTCGCCGATCCGAGAATCGCCTTGGCGTGGTGGTAGCCGTCCGCGCACGTCCAGCCATCCGAATGGCGCACATAGCGGCGCAGGCCGACCTCGACCCGGCCGGTGAATTCGATCATGAACGCCGGGACGCCCGCGTAGGTCATGTGGTGGTGGTGACCTGGGCGTCCCAGGCGTGCGCCTGCGGATGACGCCACCGTTTGATATCCCGACCCAACTGCCGGTCCCGGGACACCATCGACGCCAAATCCCCCGACATCGACACTCCCCCCACAGACACGCTCTTCACGCCGCCCGGCATGTCCGTCAACACCGCCGGGTTCGACAGGTACCAGCAGACTTTGCACACGATCCGACGCAACGACGCCGGCAGCTGCGGGCCGGCGCCGGCGGGACCCGTGTAGCCGCCCCAGTAGGTGATGTCCGTCTGCGGGGGCACCACCCCCACCCACACCGGCAGCGACGGGAGCGGAATGAACCAGCCGACCCAGATCCCGTTCCCTTGGAAGATCCCGATGTTCGACGTCCCGGCCGGCGAGATGACCGCTTTCGACGTGTCGAGCGGCGTCGCGGTCGGGTACACCTGCCCGTTGCGGTACAGGTACAGCCGTTCGGTGTACTGGGCGTAGAGGAGGGTGCGGCGGCATTCGCGTTGGATCATGTCCAACGCATCTGCCAGGTTCGCCGTCACAGTCTCCGACGAGGTGGCCGAATCCTGGGTGACTGCCTGATATTGGGCGACCGTCACGAGAGGGTTCGTGTCGGCAGTGCCGCTGTTCGGGGTGGCAGGGATCATCGGCTCCTCCTTCCCCTCTTCGCCGCTGGCGGTACGGGCGGTACGGGCGGTTCCGGCTCGGGTTCCGGGTCCACGACGGCTGGCTGGTCGTCGGGCAGCTGATCGACCGTGAACACCCGA